CAAATAGAGTTTGCTTTACGAATGATGCAAGCTGAAACAGGCGCCATAGTAGGTCGCATAGGTGATGCATCAAATCGGCTTAGCGAACACACCCGAGGCCTACTAAAGGATATTGAGTCAAGCAATGTACTTACAGTTGAGCAGCAGGCAGAGACAGATCAAATAGCAACGGCAGTAAACCAAATGGTGGCAAGCATTCAAGAGGTTGCGAGCAATGCACAGCATGCTGCAGATGCGGCCGGAAGAGCAGACACTGAGACGGCATCTGGCCAGCGTCTGGTAGCCCACACAAGCCAGTCAATCACTGCCCTTGAAGGTGAAATTAGGCAAGCCACTCAGGTTATTCATGAGCTTGAAGGTCAAAGTAACGAGATATCAAAAGTTCTTGACGTTATACGAGGGATCGCCGAGCAAACGAATTTGTTGGCACTCAACGCAGCAATTGAGGCCGCGCGTGCTGGTGAGCAGGGGCGTGGTTTTGCTGTTGTCGCCGATGAGGTTCGCAGTCTTGCTGCTCGCACACAGCAATCGACAACGGATATTCAAAGCATGATCAGCGCTCTACAAGAGCGAGCGCAATCCGCTGTTACAGTCATGGAGCAAAGTAGTCGGCAAGCGCACACGAGTGTAGCTCACGCAGAGGAAGCAGCTACAGCTCTTGATGGAATTGGCCAACGCGTTAACGAAATTACCGACATGAACGCGCAAATAGCGACTGCGGTCGAGCAGCAGGGAGCAGTAAGTGAAGACATAAACCGCAGTATTATCAATATACGCGATGCTGCTGATACCAATGTACAGACCGGGCAGAATAATTTGCAAAGTGCGAAATCTGTCGCTCAGTTAACTAGCGCTCTGAGCGAACTGGCAAAACAGTTTTGGGAAAAACGAGGATAACGCTTTTCAGTATCTCGACAGGGATAACTTACTTTACCATCGGTTATCCCTTTTAGCCGCACAAATTTTAGCCATGGCTTTTCAGGAAGTCAGGGCTATCAGAATGGCCTTAGAAAGCCTAGTCAAAGAGCTGTCACGAGAACACCGTTAGCTTAGCGTACGATTTTTTCCGAATTCTGCGGTTCCCCCTTTAACTGTTCCGCGTGCGCTTAGCCGCATTCACCGCAATGGTAAGAGCACTTGGCTGGCTGGGCGGCGATGACGCCTGTACGCATTTGGTGATCCGGTTCTGCTTCCGGCATTCGCTTAATTAGCCAAATACTCTTAACGTTGCGCTGGCGGAGAGTAATGGAATCGAACCATCATCGCTTGCGCAATGGGACGGTTTTCAAGACCGCTTGAGCACCATGCTCCCTACTCTCCAATTGTTGTGGTTACCGGTACTGATCTCCGGCTTAGCGACCCCGGCTACTGACTGCATTGCAGTGTGTGAACTCGCCTCGTGTGTCGCTGGGGCATTTCTTTCCGCGCATCAGTCTGCGCATCAACCACAACGGAAAGAGCATTGGCTAACCAGGCTCGCCGACTCTTCACGATTATCGGCTCAATGCTCTTACCTGTTGTGCGCTCCGTTTCGTGGAGCTAACGGCGGGTGATCGGGCCGCACCAGACTGGACTTATTTCAGCGTTATGCTCATGCCAGAGAATCAAACTGTGATGGCCGGTGCTGAACTCCGACACAGGGTTGTAGCAAGCCCCGCAAAGCGCGCACTACTGTAGTTGCGGCACATCAGCCTGTGCATTCACCACAATGTTGAGAACACTGGTTGTCACGCTGCCTCGCGACATTTATTCATAGATTGGGATATGACCCCGTTACGCCAATGTTCTCAACGTTGTAGTGCCGGTTACGGTTCCGGCCAGGCTTCTTCCTCAACGGGGTGTTCTCCATACGGACTACCGTTTATTGGTCGTTCCTGCGGTTTATGTTGTGAAGCCAGATGCTTATCTTCTGGTTGCTTCAAAGAGCTGCACTTCATCACAACGGTAAGGGTACTTCGTAGGGATTCGAACCCTCTGCCAAGCTCGGCGATCTCCGACGTCGCAAAATACCCTTACCTGTTGTGTTGGTGCCGGTTAACGGACTCGAACCGCTGACATCCTGCTTACAAGGCAGGCGCTCTACCAACTGAGCTAAACCGGCATTGGCGATGGTGGATGGATTTGAACCATCGACCCGTTGATTAACAGTCAACCGCTCTAACCGCTGAGCTACACCATCACTTGCCGGGTACGTCTCCGGCGAGGGCTTCCACCTCCGTATGCTTTTCGGCGCACCGCGCCCTGGCTGCAATTCGGTAACAGGGGATGCATAACCCTGGCTTCCAGCGTGATTAGCGCCTTCAGCATGACGGGATATACCCGTTGCAAGACATTATCCCAGAAAGCCATTAACCAATGGCTGTTACGCGGGAGGGACGTAACAGGTAAGGGCGCTGACCAGAAAGACCTGACCCTTCTCATTCATCTGGTTAATCACACCAGCGCCCTTGCCTGTTATGCCTCCCCGTTCCCTAATACACAGACGGGGACACTCTGCGGTCGATTTTTTGACGGGGGACGACTCATACCCCGTGGCGTCAGGCTTCTTAGGCCGCTACCATCATCAGATCATCGTTTGCATTTACTTTAATGGTCGGGTTCTAAACCGCCGCAAAGTCGCTAACCATGACGAAAACCCTAAAAAAGCCCACCCGAAGATGGGCAAATACGCTACATCTCACACAAGAAAGAAGCCGACTGCCTGAGCTGGATTCACTTTCAAATGCCCGCAGAAAGGGATCACAAGTCGGCTTCTTTCTTGATGCGGCACTCTCTCCGCCCGTCACCGCTCTGTCTCGGTTGTCGCGTTTGCCACGCCAGCCGTAACGAGGTTTAAAGTCTTTGCACGTTTCCATCACTCGACTGCCGTCTGTGGCTGTTCGTTGCAGCGGGGGTGCCTCCCCCTGGGGATATCCCCGGCCTTACCCCATTCTTTCAAGACACAATGCAAGGCCGCATCCGCATAGGTGCATTACCGCAACATTAAGGAGACTTAGGGCAAAAGGTAATCGCCACAAAAAAATCCCTATGCCTCCTTAATGTTGAGGATGTGCATTGATGATGATTCGATGCGGCGAGTCCCGTTACTCTCTGCCGGACCATCATCAATGAACATCTTAAAAAGACCTTCCGTGGCTCAACATGTCTTGTCGTTTACTCCGTAAAGTGCTCTCTCTGAAACCACTTTACGCACTAAACCTGCTGAACTTTGGCTTGCTCGGTGCCAAAGCGAGTCCCTGTATGCATGTAATTTTCTAACACTTTAATTTGTTATTTGCTGGTGGGCGAACAACAACCAATAAGTGACTATCAAGCCCAGCAAGCGAAATGTGGCAACGCTCCACCAGCAAGGAAAATTCTAAGTTAAGTTACTCTCACAATCAATATGTTCGTTTGGTGAAATTAGATTTCTAACACATTATTTCCCATAAAGATCTTCTACGCCCCCATTCTTCTTGTCCCATTCGTTAGCCCACACCCGGCAGGCATCAATAATTTCTTGACGACGGTCGCCCTGCATAAAGGGGATGCTTTCATGAAAACTACTTGGGATACAGGCCACGCTGAATACGGTATCAAACGCAGTCTGCTTGATAGCTTCCAACGTCTCTGGGCGCATTTTCAATTCATCGATCTGCGCATCCTTAGAGTCCATAATCCGGCGATGCAGGCGCGGGAAATCAGTCTCCAGGTACGCCATAATTTTATCTGCCAGGCATTCGTCTATATCGGTATTCCAGTCCGTTTCGAAGCCGGGCAGGCGATAGTAAAGCGGCGTTCCCCATACTGATGGGATCACATCCATCGTCAGCAGGCGGTTGGTTCTAATTTGTTGATGGTAATTAGCCGTCAACAGAGCTTCACCACGCTGACCAGTCTCCGCAACCAGACCATGCGGGTACTCATGGATATAGGCAATAGCATCCACCCCGTCATACATGAGCGGGAATGTCTCTGGCCTTTGTCCCATACCACAAGCGCGGTTCAGATCATGACCAAGCTGTGAACACTCTCGTTTCAGCGTTTCAATAATGTTCTGCGCTGCTGCTAACTTTTTACGCAGTGTGACGCCTTCGCCTTGATACTTAATGCATTGCTGATTCAGCTCTGTTAAACGCTCTTTTAGTTCCCGACGCTCTCTTTTCAGCGCACGGTTATCCTTCTCCGCAACATCCAGTCGTTTTGACAGACTGGCTGGATAGTCTTTTTTGTAACGACTCAAATCGGCTTCTGCGGATTTGCGCAGTGTGTTTGCCTGTTCAAGACGCGCTTCCAGATTGCCGATCTCACTACGCATATTCGCGGCAAATTGATTAACAGCATTGCCAAGACTTTCAACTGTCGCTGATACGCCTGTGACTTGTGAAAAACGGATCAAGCCATCATTAACGGCTTGTTGATATTCCTCAAACTGATCCACCAGCTTGTTGTAATCAACCGTCCCTTCCTCAAGTAGCTGGTTGATCTCCGCGACCAGGTTATCAGTAGTGGCAATGACGCTCTCATGTAGCCGTCTGGACAGGTCATCCCCCGGATTCCGCTTTTGAATAAGGGCGATCTGTGTCCGCAGCGTTTCAATCGCGGCTGAGATGATTTCCAGATTAGAAGTATCAGTTTGTTGACTCATTGCAGTTCCCATTGTTTTTGCAAAATTAGTTTTCTAACATATTTTATTAGTATGAGAACAAGAGCGAAAGATGTGATAAACAAAAAACCCGCTAATCGGCGGGTTTTTGAGCGGTTATTGTGTCATTGCCTGGTAGATAAAATACACGATGCATACCGGTACGATAGCCCATTGCAGCAATGAAAGCAGCCTCATGGCTGTCATGGGAGTAACTCCGTCTACGTATTCCTTCTCTGACATTTTCCCTAACCAACTAACCGACAAAAGGGTCGAGTTCTCCCCCATTTCCAGCTCCCTGAGGGCTTCCCGGATTAAAGGCGCTGTTACCACCTTGCGGGCAGTGTTGAGCGTAATGCTCCGCGTCCTCCCGGCGTCATCGGCAAACGCCAGGTTCACATGATATTTTTTGCTCAATGTACAAACTCCCAATCATCAGCGCCTGTACTTTCCGGGGTAATGTGAACCTTATCACCAGTGACAATATTCCGAGCCTCTATTGTTCCATTGCTGTGTTTCAACAACTCAACACACAATGGTTGCTGCCAGGAACGACGGCGAGCAACAACGTTAGCACCAGCAGGGATAAGTTCAGCCACGTTAAGTAAACGCAAAACGATTTCTCCGTTTAATCAAGACAAACATATTCCGTGATAGCTTTTATGGCTTCAGCGGCACTGCGCGCCTCAAAGCAGTAGTAACCTGCTTCGGTGAGGCGAGTCATCCAGACGAGTTGTTCGGGAGTCAGGCGATTTCTCCCATGTTTCATCTCAATGCGCATTCCGTGGTATCCCCCACAAGCAAGGTCTATAGAAAGATCGGGATATCCCTTCTTTTGGCCCTCTGCCACCATTTTTATTGCCGTCCTTATGCCTCGCAGACCGCCGTTTGGAGTGGCGTGTGTATGCTCATACACATAGCGCATATTGCGATACAACCAATCCAGGACGCGTACCTGCTCGTAATGCTCATGGTTCCTTTTGATTAGATCTGGGTTTTTCTCCAGTTCTCTGAGAGCTGCGGCATGTGGGGACGTTTCAGAATATTCACTGCGACGCCTTCTTTTCCTCGCTATTTTTCTAACACACCCATTGATAGTAAATAAGCGAAATAATAACAACTGCGTTAGATTTGTAAAACAAGAGAGATACTACTCAAGGCTGGGCTATATGCAACAGGTCGGATTTGCTTTTAGAGTAAAGAGTGACCTTAATCAACAAGGAGGGTAAATCGCATGGCATTTACCCAACTTGTTATTTTTTAAATGTTTATTTTATCCGGTTCGGATATTTCTGTGATTGTCTTGTCGATTGCGATCAACCACCCTTCATAGGTTAAATCGTCAACAAGCTCTACCAGTTTGTCTTCTGTATGAGGGAAGTATACCCAGCTCCAGCTCGCCGGGTTTTCTGCTTTTCGCAGCGTAAAAACCTTCTTGTAACGGTGGAACTCAAGGACATACCCCTTCGATATGGAATATTCCTTTAGGTCTTCGAGCGTAAACCGACGGTTCTTTCGCATGACTACCCCATAATTCGATATTTCTCTATAGACTCATCGTAGCTTGTGTATACATATGGCTCTGTATCATCGGCATAAGCCGCGACTTCCAGAGCATGAACGGGGTTGTATACCGCGTCATTTTCCAGGCGATCGCTCGAATACAGATGTCCAGCTAAAACCGTAAGCGCCGGGCGACTCATTCTGTAGATCTCTGCCACATCGCTATCTACAACCTGTCCAAATGATGTGTCGCCGCGCTCCAGCAATATCGTTTTAAGCGCAGGCCACCACGGACCATAAAGGTGATAAAGCTGTGGATCTTTCTTTAGTCTTTCAACCATCCCAGCGAGATATACTGTCAGGAACTCGTCTTCACTCCTGCCATTGAGCGCCTGCGGCAAAATTTCTTCAAGGTAAGATTCTGTCGGTTTAACTGTATCAATTAATGTCGTCATTTAAATTCGGCCCCGGCTGGGGCCGCTCCTTATCTGTTAAGCCGCATCGGCGATTATTTTACGTAGTTCATCTACCGAGTAACGCGTAGATACCATCCATGCCGGACGGTCAAAGTTCACATCAGCAACCGGGTTTGCTTCAAAATTCCAGAAACGCCCGCCAATCTTCTTAATCGCGTCCTTGGCGTTCCGTATTGTCGAGGAACCGGGCTGATCGGCAATGAGATAAACGGCACCCACATCTTCACTGACACTCCACCAGCGCCCGCGTACACGGGCTTTAGCGCGAATCGGCTTATCATTAACCACAATGATATAATCATCGTTCGCAGCTTCTTCAGCTCTGGCTTCAGCCACTGCCGCCTGCTCTTCTCTTTTGCTTTCAGCCTGCTCAAGTCTTTCTGCGATCTCTGATTCGGTGGCTCCGCCGTTTTTCAGCGATACATAGTCTTGCCACGTTGCCGATTTGAGCGCATCTGGTAACTCATTCACATAGTCCCCGTCTTTCAAAGCACGAGCACGGCGGACAGCCATTTCGACCAGGCGGTTAACGGAAACAGCATCAGCAAAATCGTCCTTACTAATGTGTTTTTCATCAAATGCATTGATGACAGCCCCCACCTTAATCCACTGCGCTGCTGGCGAATCCAGAGGATTATCGGCCTGAACAATGGCTAATTTCGCTCCATCGACACCATTATTAGCCAGCTGCTCCAATGCCGACCAGCCATCGGCATCGCTGAGTGATTTATATTGCTCAAACAATGCATCGCGCCAGGCCACCAGCGCAGCTCGTGTTTTCTCAATTTTCGCCGTAATTTTCGCGGCCTTCACCTGATTAAACATCCGTTCAATGTCATCAGTGTTGCTAAAGGCTTTCATCCTGCCCTGGAATAAACGGTATGCCACCACGGTCTTCCAGAAAGATTCCAGCCCTTCTCCGGACGGTTTACGGAACAGGCTAAGAATATCTTCAGAAGTAACTTTATTAAGTGAGCGACCGGACAAACCACGCCCTGCCATCCAGTTTTCAAACTCCTGGGAAACATCATCCATCGTGGCCTGTGACCCCCATGCCTGCATTCCCTGGATGTAATCATATCCATACAATGCCTGGAGGAATCCCTCGCCGTCCACGACATTCAGCGGGTTATCACTGGCTTGTATTTTTGCCACTTCACGCTTCAGCGCCTCATCGTTGCCATCAGGGTAAATCCACCGCTCAGGCGCTATATCCGATGCTCGCCCGATTTTTTGACCTATTACGCCATCATAAGCCGATGACAGTGCAATCTGACCATCATCGGTGCGATAAGCCCAGTATTTAATAGCTGAACCACCGCCCCATACTCTACCAGGCTTCCCGGCAGTGACATTCATTACCCCATTGCGAATAGCATCATAGAACTGATCGCGCGTAAGTGTTGTTGATAGCTGGTGGCATTGAACACCACGTGCAGCTGTTTCACGCGATTCTGCAACTCCCTCTTCAAAGGTTACCGATTCAATTATCAGGTTAAAGGGCAAAAATAATGCCGTCCCCGGAGAACGAGAGTAACGACTAGCCACATCCAGCCAGGATATGCGGCACGTACACCCGCCCCTTTCCGCATCAATGGCGGTAACACGAACAATTGCTGTCGTATTGTGATTCTCATCGATGATCGCGCGATAATGGCTGCCCTTGTGCAACAAGATATTTTTCTCAGTGCGTACATACTCCTGTGGGTTCTGCAATACATCGGCATCAAGCTCCAGAACCCCGGCTTTAATCGCACGTTCCAGATCACCACGAGAACGTTTCATAACGGTGTCAGCGTCTTTAGCTCTGGTGATCGCAAAGCGTAGCTCCCGCACACGTTTTCTGTAGTCTCGCAACTGTTCCAGAACATATTTCTGCCCGTTCCTGTTCGTCCCCGCTTTAATCAGGTCGTCAAGATTGCGCTGGTAATGCTCTACCTGCTCCATCGCGCTTTTCAGTTCTGTCTCCATCATGCCGATATCTTTCCCGGCAGCATTCGCCGCTTTCAGGTAGTTATCGAGAGCATTATTGGCTTCGCGTAGGGCTTTCAGTTTCAGACGTTCTTCACGCTCTTGCGCCTGACGACTCATGATTGCACGGCGTTCTTCCGGATTTGCCGCCAGCATAATGGCGCGTTCATCTGCGTCATCCGCATCACCATTGGCGATCTCTGACATGTCGGAGGTCATCACCATATTGATCCAGTCCTTCTTGCGTTTCAGCGTATCCAGACGGAAGTCATCAAATGTGCCTTTGCCACAATAGTAGTGAACATTGACCTTTTCTTGTGGTGAGCCTACCCGAGCGCCGCGCCCATTACGTTGGTCGATACTAGCAGGAGTCCAGGGTAGTGTCAGATGGTGGATATCGGTTGTCCCGATGTGCAAGTTAATACCTACTTCAGCCTTCTTGTTACAGATTATGATGCGCGTGCGACCTTCGTTATAGTCGGCGGCAATACCTTCCATGCCCTCAAGGCCAGCATCATTTTTAGCTGAGAGATAATCCTCATATTGGGCAAGTTTGCTGTAGTAGGTTTCCCATGCACCTTCTTTGTATTCACCGTTTTTATTTGGCGTAGGTTCAGTCGGCTTATTCACCTTCTTCAGCTTGACGCCGCCAGCCTGGCTAACTGTCGTCGCATTGATAATGCCTATCTCCTGCTCCGGCATTTGCAGTGCACTGGCAATAATACGGCGCAGCTTCTGGTGCTGGGCTTTTTCATCAATGAAGACGATTTGTTTACCGTTCTTCAGACCTTCACGAAGGTTTTCGATCAGCGCGGCATACTTCGGCGGGATGGGGTGTGATACCTGCTGCATATCAATACCGGCAGCCGCAATGGCCTTCAGTATTTCAGCTTCCAGTTCAATGCCAGCACGTATTTCAACATGCGACGGATGTTCGCTAAAGGTGGTCTTCACTACCTTGCTGGTACGCGTACTGACCAGCCCACCAGCGCCATCTTCTTCGGCCTCGTCTGCATCATCTGCCACTTTACCGCCAGCTACTTTTGGCAGGGCATCAGCAATAGCTTTTACCTTGTCTGCAAGCTCAACGGGGAACTGGAATGTAATCGCACTGGCATACAGATCAGGATCTATAGCAACCTTATCCATGTCGCGGATGATGGAGAAGATGAAATCATCCGGTTTTTCGTTTGTGATATGCCCGTTTTCATCGACCGTCAGCGCATCTTTACTACTTAACTCCTGTGCACGCTTACGAGGTTCTTCGTAAATGGCCTCTTGCTCTCCTGTCATCGGGATCTGCAAGGTATTCTCGACAATATCAGGGATTTTTACCGTCGCCCCGACGTCCGCAGCAGTCTTCAGAGTAGTCCAGCGATGGAAAATACCACGCAGACCATCCAGGTTCTGGAAGCCCACCAGCCCCTGCTTCTCTTCCACCTCACCGGAAATTTTCTGAACCTGAACTGTGGCTGTTTTACCGAACACGCGAACGAAATCATCCGGCGTAACAATACCCATGCGCATCCACTCTTCCTGCGGAATGACAGTAGACAGCATGTTGAAAGCATCAATCGGGCTGTTCACCAGCGGTGTTGCCGTCAGCATAACCACACCACGCCCGTTGTTGCGTTTCATCATGTACGCAGCTTTTACAGCCATGTCGCGGGCCATTTTGGATACTGCCGGGTTAGGCAAATATGCCAGTTGCCCCGCTTCTCGCCCGGCGCTAAAGGAGTTGCGGTAGTTATGCCCTTCGTCGGCAATTACGCTATCGAAGTTCATATCCTCAAAGTACGGGATATTCTGCTTCTTCGTTGTACCGGTATTTGCGGCCTGGTCCTTAATCTTGTTCTTCTTCTGCGCGTCACGGTGTTTGCCAGATGCCAGGTCAAGACGCCCCATTTCCACAGCATTAAAGACCGCTTGCTGTGAGTTTTCCTCAATGGTTTCTTCTCGTAGCGGGATAGACGCGAATTGCTCTTTTGTCATGATGACCGTTCGCCAATTTGACGACGGGATCATGTTCATGCGCTGAACGATAACGGCGCTGGCGGACTCTTTCACAACATTTCGGGTAAGAGCCTGCCCGTTACTGTCGAGGCGTGGTTCGCCATTTTCATCAAGCACCGGCGCGGTCAGAATATTTCCGCTGTCATCACGAACTTCATCCAAACCGATAAACATCATATTGGCGAAGGCATCAGCACTGTAGAAACTCTGTGCCTCGTGATACCAGTTCTGATAAACCGCCTTCGGAACAACAATACACGTGCGTTTAGTGCGACCTGTTTCGAAGTTATACGCCTCAAGCGCAAGCGCGGTCGTGGTTTTACCCAGCCCGGTGCCAAAACCCATGATGCCGCGCCCATCTTCTGATAAGCGACGAACTTCTTCATTCTGATAAGTCAGAGGAATGCGCTTCCCACTAATCCCCTCCAGGCCAAGCGGTGCGTCAGAATGCGTAAACGGGATGAAGCCATTAAATGCGTCGTTATAGTCGCGGGCTATCTGATCAGCCTGCGGGTGAGTGCGTAACCAGTCGTTGAAGCTAATTTCCAGTTGAGCAATCTTATCCAGGTACTCGTTAGCGTTCTGCCCACGCGGTTTAATGCCGTTCAGGTAGTTTTCTAACTGGTTCAGGAAGCCGTCTTTATTGTTGGCCTTCTTGAACTCATTCCCGTTTTTGCCGTTTACGGTTCGTAGTTGATAGCCAGTAAATACCCCGTCCTTACCTTCGTAATCGTCCGGAGATACCAGAATGCCGTCCTCAACCTTAAGGTCGGGTTCTGTATACTTAAACTCGTCATAGCCCTGCTCTGCCAGGAACTCTTTTATCAAGCGGCGATCCAGCCAGCGGGCGTTCAGATTAACGGTGACTTTATTTAGTGGCGTGAAAATGCGTTTCTCTTCGATTTTCGCCAACTGACGCTCAAAGTTCGCTTTCTGCTCACCTGTTGACGCATCACGCCAGCCCACCAGCAATGCTGTTTTGGTTGCAATATCGCCGCTGGTGGCGCGGTCCATCGGCAGCAGGCAGCCATACCCATCAATAGCGATATCATCAAATTTCGCCAGGTATTCCAGAGCAGCATCGTCGTCTCCTGGCAGTTCGCCAGCAAACGCCTCACGAAAATCGTCCAGTGTGATTGGATTAAGTGCCACGTCACTGAAAAGGTGGGTTACAACTTGTTCCGGGCGTGTAAAGTCAATACCGGCAGCACCATCCGTTACATCAAGTCGTCCAGCAAGGAGGTCAGAAGCAGAGCCGTCCTGTTTCACGTTGCCAGTGAAAGTCATCCAGTTTTTAGCGCCAGCTTCAGCAATCCCATTCAGCTTAATCGCGTGCGGCGGACCATACTTCGCAATTTCGGCTTCCGCCAGGCGCGCGGCATCAGCAAGTTCATCATCAACATTTTCCCCCAGATTACGCTTATCAAGCGCCTTGTTGATCAACTGCCCTATCAGTGCGCCGCGCATAACGCGTTCTCTGTCTTTTTCTCTCTGCTTGCCAGCAAAGCGAATCATTGCCGCTACTTCATCACTGATAACCGACGGATAGTCGGACGCGATCGCCGATATCTTGTCCCATGACAACGCCAGAATGCCATTTGTTGACTGAAACGCGATCTGCAGATCACCAAACGTCGTAACACCATATCGATTTACATCAAGCGCGGAGGATTTGGTTGTCGCGTCCTTGACCCATTTCAGACCATCAAACTCATGCCAGATGCCGCCTACAAGGCGTTTATCGCCCACTTTCGCGCCCTGCCATGCCTGAGTAGTTACGCCGAGCAAATCCCAATTGATGCGACTATCAAAGCGACGAGATAGAGCGGTTTTCATCGACTCATTGGATACACGACCGTCCTTTTTCACCACCAGGGTATTGCGGAAGCTGGTACGCTCCATATCGCCGTAAACAAATCGCTTCCCTTCGGTTGTAAACCATTTCCCTTTGAGGAAGGTATCCCAAAGGACGTTTGCCGATTTGAGCGTTGCATCATCCGTGTCGGGGATCATCTCCAGGAAGGTTTCCGGGTGTTTACGCAATACCCATACGTCCACCACGGTATCTGTACCGGATTCGCTGAACGTACCAGAAGGCATACGATGTGCGCCCAAAAATTCCGCTTTACGGCTGACTTTATCGCGCAATTTTTTGTATTTCGTACCATCGGTCATGCCATTCGGCACCACCAATACAATTAGTCCACCAGGCTTAACCTTGTCGATCGTGCGCAGCACAAAATAATTGCCAACGTTCTTCTCGTTTGCATATGCCGGATCAAGCCCGGCGACACCGGAACGCCCTTCGCCAAACGGTACGTTACCAACAGCATGGTCATACATTGCGTCTTTCGCCGCCAGAGCTTCAAACGCCCCGATATTCACATCGTCTTCCGGGTGCAAAAGCTGGTTTATTCGACCGGAAATCGGAGACAGTTCGGCGCTGGTCATTATCATGCCCTGCCGTTTTGTCTCCTGGAAAATACCTGTGCCCGCTGATGGTTCCAGTACGTGCCCACCATCAATACCGTAGTCAGCAAACAGATCCCATATACCTTCAGCCATAAACTGTGGCGTGTAGTATTCGTATTGGCTGCCCTCACCATCTGTCAGGCCACCTTCACCGGTATACCCGGCAAGAATCTGACGTTGTTCGTCAGTTAATTTCGCCCCATCGAAGCCGGGCGGAAGGGAATTAAGAAGATTTACTGCGGCATTGTTTGCTGCCCGGCGTGTTTTCTGAATACTGACGCCATCGGCTTTCCTGACGCCAAAGGTCGCAACAGCACGTAATTTATGCAACCGACTAACAATTTCAATCAGTTCGCCTAAGCTGGAGGCTTCACTGATTGAATGAAGTAGTTTGTCCAAAGGATTTCCCCCTCTAAACCGTAAAAAATTCCGCTATGCGGTACGGTTGAGAGGGTATGGAGAATGTTATTTTCACGGGGACGATACTACCGTCAAAATCACATACTCCCCATAGTTTGCCTACTTATTAACCCATGACCGGGAGAAAAATATGGCAAACATTGAACCTCGCTGGCTAATTGAAGCCCGTAAGCACATTGGCCTGACTGAAATAAAAGGCGCTAAACACAACCCTGAAATCGTTCAGTTCTGGCGCGACATCAAGCGCGGCGGAATTAAAGACGATGAAACGCCGTGGTGCGCAGCATTTGTCGGTGCAATGCTGGAACGTGTAGGCATCCGCTCAACAAGATTTGAGTCGGCAAAATCCTATCTGGATTGGGGCGAGAAATTAGATACACCGGCATACGGATGTATCGTTGTATTTACCCGCGTAGGCGGTGGGCACGTAGGCTTCGTTGTCGGACGCCGTGCCAATGGCGATCTGCTTGTCCTGGGTGGGAACCAGGGGGATGCGGTTAATATTCGCGCATTCCCAACATCAAGAGTGTCTGGCTATCGCTGGCCTGCTGGCGAACCACGCAATACCGCTCTGTTACCAGTCGGATACGCAGCAACCTCAACTAATGAGGCATGAAAAAAGCCCCGGCCAGGCCGGGGCATCACGCTTCAAGTCACGATCCAATCATTACCGACTATATCAGCCGTCGATAAATCAACTTCCCGGATCTGGAGTCCATTAATACAAAACCATCCGGTAGTAGAGTAATTATCAGGCCAGGCCCATACACCAATACCCCATGCTTTACGGCGGCACACTTCAGCCTGTCCTTCCCTGATTTTTTTTACCGCCTGCATGATGTCCATCACTCACCTCCCCAACCGATCACCTGGAATTGCCCCATTTTGGGGTGATACCAGCGTTTTCCTCGGTGTTCAGCCTCCGACATCATCCGGTTAAAAGCATTCATGAAGGGAGATAAGGCCACGATGGAACGACGCGACAATGCCCCCTCTGGAGTTAAAAACTCATGCGTATCGGTGGGGATCCGGTAAGCGTTAACCAGGTTGCGACATTTGGCTTCAGTCAGGCCGCATTTTGCCGCCAGCTGGCGGTAGCCAATATAACCTTCCGGCATGTTGCCCTTCTTGATTTGCTCGACGGTTTCTACCACCTGGCTAACCTTTGACTCAACAACATGAAGCCGCTTTTGCTGCTGAACTGCATTTGCAGCCATTGCAGCGATCATCTCTATTTCGGTCAACGGCTGGCGTACTTGTTCTTCCAGTTCGCGCCAGCGGTCCACCAGCCGGGCGGTGAATTCGGGAGAGAGCTGCGCGACGACGATAATACTATCGCGCTTGCCTTGTTCGCCTTCGAAGACGTAAGCCTCAACGCCACGACGCAATCCTAAGTTATTGATTTTTTCGAAAACAGCCATTGGCGGTTTTCGGATAATGCTTCGAGCAACCATACGCTCAATACTACGTTTAACGTCAGAGTGTTGGCTTCCCACCAGCTCCGCAATCTCAATGCTGGTCATTGATAGTTTTTCGAGAATGCAGATATCCATCAGTGAGCCTCCGCAATGCCGGGATTGGTAATATTGCGATACCAGGGATTAGTGTTTGGTTGTGGGGAAGTAGAGAAACGACCAGTAAGAACACCATACTGATCAGGAATCAGAGAACGGGCTTCTTTTTCGGTTGCGGCAATTGCGAAGTGATCGCAGTGTTTTTGCAGGGAGTGGAAACGCCAAATGAATTCTGGACGTGAGCAAGGATTGGCATTAACCATAGTTACGGCCTCACTAACAGGTTTAACAACCTGCTACCCGCTGCTAAACAGGTGGCAGGACGTGACGGGGTTAGCAGACTGGCGTTAGTGAAACCAGCAGGCCGAAGCCTCCCCATCACGCCCCACCATAATTTGGGCGTAACGCGGTTTTACGGACACAAAAATACCGCAATATCGGATATCTGCGGTTGTCCGCACTAACATTCAGGCTGCTAAACCCGGTCGCAGAATTTGCTACGACGGCATGAATATAAGCCTGAACATTAGAAAGATCAACAGAATTTTTATCAGATGCTGTTTTTTAGTGACGATATAAATCATACATTCTTGATTAGAAACATCAATTTAATTTTCTAACATATATTTTCGAGCGATGAAATTCCCGCCGCACGGTTATTGTACAGTAAATCGCAACATCATCCCCGAAAGCCCTCCGGAATTGACCAGTCTTCCCGGTCAAATTCAGACCGATAGCCACGCTGTTTCATCAGGTCAAATGCTTCATTGATAGTTGCACATCCCTGGGAAGCAGAATAATCCATAGAGAAATCCAGGGCGCTGGATCGTTTGGGCTTATTCACTGTGGTAGCACTACGTAACCATGCAAATTTTTTTGCCAGTTTTTCAGCGGTACGATACAGAGCCTGCCGTTTTGTGTGCCCCTCGTCTGAACGACGCTTTGCAGCTCTCGCTTTTGCCGCCGCCAGGCAGTGGTTGGTATGTTCTTCCCTGACTACTGTTTTTTTATCCAGTGCCCAGTGATCCGTTTGAGAACTATCTGCTGGTGAAGCCTTTGGCTGAACCGCGCATGATCTTTCTCTTCTTTTGGCTATAGAGTGACTCTTATTTTCTATTGGCTGTTCATTTTGAACATGGGGGGACTTGTTCAATTTGAACAGGGGGTTCCCAGTTTCAAAAAAATAACGAACCTTTGAAATCAACTGCTTAACCAGTTTTGTGGCGTTGGCAAATTTGATGCCCTGCTTACCCCCTATCTCCATTGCTACATGAATGAAGTGGAGAAATTGTGTCGTAAACCGATATACGTTACACACCTGGGCATTGTTATTCGCTACCTGATGTTGCTTAACAAGCATTCCGCACTTCGTCGCTTCAGCAAATGCCCGGCGTACAGTAGAAATACTGCGTCCTGTAATCTCGGACATATCAGCATATGAGCGACGGATCATGTATTCATCGGTAGACCCTGCCAGGTTGGCGAACTCGGCAATAATGGCGCTATGTGAAGGGGAAAGAAGACCACTATGACGAGCAAAAAAACTCAACTGATGACCTTTGATTTTTTTGTGGTATTCAGTGTTGTTTTTATACTCAGAAGTGTTGAAAGTTACTGAAACTGAATTTAAAATATTCATCAGATAGTTCCGTGCAAAAATCTATCTACCGTATAAATCTATGCCAGTGGATTTATACACCAAAAAGCCGCTTCTCAGCGGCTTTTGCTTTTTTTGGCAGTCGCTACCGGAGCAGTGACCGCGATCCTACTCGATCACATCGGACAGGATCAACAGTGTATATAAATACACTATGTTAGAAATTTAATTTCATGCAGCGGTTATCCCCGTCGCGAAACGAAGAGTAATGGGGTAGTATTTTTGCTCTCCTTCGGCGATAACTCCGGCTCTTTCTTGCCTGATATCGGCAAGCCATAAGTCGCATTTGCCCCCAGAGATTCAAGCATCGCAGCCACTATGCGAGCATCATCTTCAGACTGCATACGGCAGAGCGCCCGACGCTGTTCTGCGCTGATAAAAACAGGCAGCTCCTGGATAGCATCACGCAAAATCCTACGGCATTTCTTCGCATCTTCGCCCTGGCTTTCCATCATTGCGGCCTGGTTGCGTAATTTGTCGCGAAGTTGCATATTTTCCACTTCAAGGAGCATCAATTCTGACTCAAGGGCTTCACGCTGTGCTGACTCGAAAATAGCCTGCTGATTCTTCATTGCTGAAAAGTGGTGAACAAGATCCGTAGCCGCGTTATCGGTAAAACCTTGTTCGATAAGTGCCGCATGAATAGCCGCGTCGCGCTCTTCTGCTGATTCAAGCATCAGGCTTTTCTTGTCGAGGCTGATATAGTTAGGAACAGTTACGTAATCAAAGCCGTGGAAAGACTTTACCAGGGATACCGATGAATCTGGACCAGATGTAGCCCACGACCAACCACCAGCACCAGAGTTAATCATGCCCTGAACAATACGCCCGGTGTCTGTATCCAGTATTTCCTGCGTATGAGTAACAATGCCGTTGTCGTCAATCGAAATGTCGATAGTCCTGTTTGACGGCACGTTCTCCAATACAACAGGCTTCCCATCTACCATCACAACAGAGACTTCCGGCAAGTTCAGGCTTTTCGTTTTGTTATAGTGCATCGCCCGGCGACCATGACCGTAATAACCATACATCTCACCCAGCGCGATACGCTCTTTTGTTTCTGGCGAGTTGAATGTGTCTCGTACCGACTGAATGACGTAATTTCGGTTGTTCTGCGGTGTGTGTTTGCGGATTTTCTCTACCAGGGAGAAGCGATCCGTAACAGTATTCAGTGATTGCATTATTTCCCTCCGGTTAATTGCTCATCACAAATTTTGCAAAGTTTATTAACTGTTCTGGCGTCCAGTTTTCCGGATCGTCACCGGACGACAACGGCGCGGATTCGTACATACCATGCTCGTTGTTTTGCTCTGATTCATTCGCCTTAAACTCTTTGATCATGGTGTTGAGAGTGTCATCGTCGATGTGCAACTGCTCAGTGAACAGATAACGCATAAACGCGTCGCTACCAGCCAGTTTCGGGTTGTTCTGGATCTGGTCCATAATTTGGGAGATGACAGCAACAAAGTTGGCGCGTGCATCCAGTTCTCGGTTTTCCTCTTCCTGGATAGCAGTGTTCATTGAGTTGAATTGCACGTCATAAGGGCGGTTTGTTTCGGTGTAAACCTTGCCGTATTTATAAGCGAGGTGAATGTCCAGAAGCCGATAAATAGTTCGCTGGGCGGCCTGTCTGATCCAGTTCGCACGCAATGCAGCCTGGATAGCAGTTTGCTGCCAGCCGCCTTCTCCAAGCCCTCCGCTCATCTGATCAGCCCAGCCAAGCATTGTTGCGTCAATGCCGAGGCTTGCAGCAAGCTGCCGGAGGTGAAACATAACGTCTTCGATACCACTGATATCTGCGGGTATGGATTGCGTATCAATGGTGATGCCGTTCTTCCCGTCTCCCATAACAGGTATCAGATGGTTAAGCACAGTCGGAATAGCGTTGGCATTAATCGACCTTTGCGCCACCAGGTCACTATGACGCTTCAATGCCTGGCTGACGCCACGCGTATAGTTCGCCGCATTAACCGGGTCCAGTGTGTTCGTCGTAAGAGCAATCAGGCGGTCAATTTTGGCTGCATTATTTCGCGTTGATTTCAGCGCGGCGAGCGAAGCACATAAATTAAGGTAAGGTTCATAGCTGTATTCCAGGAATGAAGTTCCGTAATTCTGCGTCTCCATTAACGGCTTATCAGCCTGATCACTTAACAGTGAGTACCCTTTTGTGCCGTAGCTAACCGGAATAACTTTATGCTGTGGCGTCCAATAGGGATTTTTCATGGAAACCAGATTCCACGGTTCGGTTATTACTCTGCGCAAACTATGCGTATCCAGAATGTAATCACCACTGAAACCTACCAGCTGGCTACCACGATAAAACTCCTGGACGAAGTGTGGCAGAGTGTAATAACTGGACTCAATGCCTGTTATCCCCCTGCCCTGTTCAGCATAAGGTCGGACATAAGACACCCCAAAGATAGCCATAATCATGGCCCATGAAGGAAGTCCGTCATTAATCATCGCCCCCAAATCAGCGGTTAACTCTTCACATCTACTTACTGCCTCAGCATCGGAACCATCCTTTGGCGAAAGGATGAATGCTTGTCCGGTTTTTTTTGAAGGCGCAAGCGCATGTGCAATGTGAATGTTTAAAGCCGTCGAGATAGTCGGGCTTTTAGCCATCGTTTCCAGGATGTTGTACTTTTGCAGGCGCTCGCCGGGCAGTTCAGCGGATAAAGAAATTGAATCTGCTGCACTCGTCATGCCATCGCTGTTGCTCCCCAGTATACCTGGACGTAAAGCAGACAGGCCGGAACGAGCAACGACACTATGCCCGCTCGTAAAAACGACCGGTTCGGCGGGCGTAACATCACCACCGTTGAAGGCTTTCTTCAATGCTGACAGAAAGCCTTTGTTTTTGTCTTTCGTTGCCATGAATCACCGCAAATTGTTTCCAGTTTTGCGGCAGCATAATCAGTATGTGATTTCAGCGGTTGGCTTAGTTTTCCATACTGCAATTATTTAGAACTGTAGAATTTTCAAACATAGCAAAGTTCAGACCTTTCCCTTCGCCAAATTCACCCTCAATTTCATCAGATACAGCAGACAAAATACGACGCAGATCAACATCGCCACCGCCGAACATATCGCCCAATGCCTGTTGTTTATGAGTCAGCTCGTCGTTGATTTTTTGCGCCATTTTTTTGAATGCGGCGCCCATACGCTTCGCACTGCGATTATTTGCTACGATGAATAGCGCCAATGCCTCAGCTTCCGGTGTACTGTCGCCGAATAACCCCCTTTGGGCGATCACTTCTTCAACGGCCTGACCGTTGTCTTTGGCTTCACGTACAAGATTAATTGCTTCCTGGAGTGCTACTATCGCCTGTGTATCCAGGCCATTAACCTGCTCTATACCGTCCACTAAGCCTGTTACTGCGTCATGGTGAGCGTCGCCAGACAGCGACTGCATTTGCGCAAAATCGCTGGCTGCCGTATTTAATGCGGTCAGGATATTACGCATTTCCGGATCTGGCTCTTCCGACACTAGCCGAACAAGCCTTTCATCCTTGTACGCTTTGGCAAAAATTGCATTCTGGATGCGATCGATAAGCTGTTTCGTGGGACGCCCATCGGCAGTAAGCAAGCCTGCCGTCGCTGTATCGCCAATTTCGCGCAAAAACGCACGAATAAACGCATCATTGGACCGCGCCAGCAGATTTCCATCATCTGAAGGATTAAATAGCGCCATGACGCTCTCAGTGAGAAATTGCGCATCCGCATACGCTTTTTCACTTGCTGCCATCTCTTGCAGATCGCTAATGTTTGAATCGCGGGCAAATTGAGCGCGGTCTACATCTGTGAGTCTTTCTCGCACTAGTACGGGCATAGACATTTGCGAAATTTCGTCAGGATTCAGACCAAACTCTTTCGCATGGTCGATCAGGTACTGGCGATACTCATCCGCCTGTCCTTGCTCATAGGCACGCCAGATACCCATACTCCTTCCGTTGCCGGATTCAACAACGTTGTCCGGACCAACTATCGGCGCTCCGTGGCTGCTCATACCGGAATCCGTTAATTGTGCCGGGCGTAAATTGGAGGCAATACGGTTAACCTGGAGTTTGCTGGATAGCCGGGTACGATCTCGTGGTTGGAGTTCTTCCGGGAAGGCCGGGTTAATCATACCGTCAAGGTTGTTCGAAATGATCAGACTGCTGGCATCAACGACCTTAAAAGCCGTCTTTACCTCTGCACCTTTGCTGGTGACTACGTAGCTACTTCGCCCCAGGCGTGTTTCTTTCCTCTCTAATGAAGAAACCAGAGCAATGACGCTGTTAATATCTGCGGCCTCGGAAAGCGCAGAAGTAACTGATTTGTTCAAAATACACTCCAACTATAGAGAAAGCTGTGAGTGTAAAAAGAGTGTGATTTATGTGAGAACAGAGAAGTGAAAGGGGCATTTCGCCCCCTTTTGATTACCCGGCATAACCGTTGGCTTTCACCCAGCTTATGGTCTGTTCTTTAGCCTGCTCCAACGTAAGGAACTCGCCAACATAGTTTGAGATCCCACGCAGCGCATCAATAAATTCCATTTGTGTGGACTTTGTGAACACACCGCCCAGGAAGTCAGTCACTATCTTAGGGACTTCATCTACAACAGGATCAGTCTGTTGTTGCGGTTCCGCTGCCGGTTGCGCGGCAGTCCCCAGGCCCAATTTCAGCATCACATCAACAATCTGCTTACCAATGGTGACGCGTTGCAATACTGGCGCAGTTTTCTGCGCCTGCATTAGATCTGATAGCTCTTTACCTAATTTCAGGCGGTCTAAAACAGAGATGGTCATTAAGCACCTCCCTGCTGAATTTCAGCCAGAATGTTGATCAGGTAGTCAACTGCTGCACCCACAGTGGCTTCGTTCTCGTCGTATCGACCTGCACTGATTAGAGCGTTTGCTGCTTCCTGCACATGATCAAGTTCAGCACTGATGACCGTCAGATCGCGGGATGTAAACTGCTCCGGCACGGATTTCAGGTACTCCAGCGCTTTATCTGCCTCCTGATCAGCTTCACTTGCTGATTCACCAGTTTCTTCTGGCTCCGGCTCCTGTTCTGGTGCTGGTTGTGGTTGTGATTCCGGCTCAACCACATGCTCTGTTTTTACTTCGCTTGAATGATTTTGAAGGGCGTTATACACGTCCATAATGAAAAGGTTCTCCCCATCACCAAGTGGATACGCCACATTTGGAAACGCTTTGCGGAAAAGAATTTTCACTTGCGCCTTGAATGTTTTCAGGTCACTGCCAAACAGGTCTACATAGCCATCAATATGTTTCGACATGCTGGACACAACCAATTGGCCTGCAAAATCTTTCAGCTCATCTTCATCAGGAAGATAGAGCAACTCGTACTGGCTGACTTCTTCATCTGTCAGTTTACGGTCATACGTAATGATACCGTGACGAGCATATTCGTAATACTGATCAGCCTGGTCAGGACGATCAAGCACGGCTTTATTTCCATCCGGCACAGCACCAACACCAGCCGGGCGAGATTGAAGTGCATAGTGGTATTTACCTACATCTTGGCTCTCTGGTTGTGATACTGGGTTCGTCTCGGGGTCTGTCTGTGGTGGTTCGGAGTCTTCCTGCTGGCCTGGTAACACATCAACTTTATATTTATCTGCGTTATGCTCTCGGTAGGCTTTAAGTAATTTGGTTGCAGCATCTGCCAAACTGCCTCCTTTGACAGCACTGGCATCAATACTGAATTTACCTTCAGGTGCTACTATCGTAACGAAATTGTCACTGCCGGACGTGACATAATTAACTTCAGCGCCATTATCCAGCACTGTTTTTCCGTCAATGGCAAGATTATGTTTTACATGTCGCAGCTGGTCACTAAACGCTCGTTCCTTCGTTTTTTCACCTTTAGCAGACAACAATTTATCGCGTTTTTCTTGTAATTCCTCGTTGATGGCTTTCTGGGCATCAAGTTTTTTTTGCATCTCCGTAAGAGCAGCACGCTTTTCAGTCAGCCCACGTTGCGCAACGTCCACCTGATCAATCATTATTGACCGTTCTTCTGCCAGTTTATCTGCTTCATTGAGATAACTCTCAATATCTGCCTTCATTTTGTCCTGGCGCTCTTTTGCTTTCTTAAATTTTTCGCTGTTACGCTCAATCAAATTAGATAGCGCCTGGCATACCTGGCTTAAAGAAACATCTCTCCCACCAATCGGGGCGACAACGTGAGTTACGTTACGCTTATTAAGTAAAAACTGAAATGCAACAAGCTCGTCGTTACTCTTTATTTTTGCCCCGTCAGCTGTTGGAGAGTGGAAAATTATGCTTGTACTCTGCCCGTCAGTAAGCGGTATCTGCGCGGTCAAAACAGGGATATTAGCTACCCGACGCACACGACCGATAATCGCACCACCAATACAATTACGTCCATTTTCATCGGTCCCGGCTTCATCAGTCCCTGCCATAATATTCGTACCATTCAGGCCACGATTCAGCGCACGGACGAAAGCTCGCATTGTTTGAGCTAACCGAATTCTGGTTGTAGTTATGGACTCAAACATAGCTTCGTCAGACACAACCAGTATTTCATTGCCCATATAGGCAAGCTCAATATCTTCTAAGGTCGCCGCCTCAAAAATCAGGTCATCTTCGCTTAATTCTTCTGAAGACCAGCGACCTGGCACATAGCCGGGGATCGTATCAGCAAAAGTAGACTGAATATTAATTCGTAAAGGATTGTTAATCATGCTCATCCTCCAGGCGCGCGATTTCTTCTTTAAGAGCACGTGTCTTAGCTACTTCCTGAGACAAGGCAGCTTTAACGTTACCCGTATCTTGCATTACTTTGTCTGACTTGCTCTGGAGTTTAGACAGTTTGTCGTTAGCATTAGCGATATCTTCACGGAGTGCATCACGTGATTCTTTCGCTTCAGCTAATTTCTGAGCGTTAGATTTAACTCCCTGCCGCTTCTTATTTCCGTCATCAATATTTTTTGCTGCACGAGCAAGTTTTCGAGCTAATGACTTCTGGAAAGAAGTTGCTCCGCGATTAAATAAAGCCGCAAGAGATTGCCCCAAAGCCGACATTGTTTTTACTGGCTTGAACGGTACTGTTTTACCATTCAGTTTGATCCCAGATATATCACCGGTATCGTTAACCTGAACTTCCATTGTCTGTTCATCAATACCAATAAGGGTAAACGTGCGCGTCATGATCCCATCTTTCTTCCTGCCATTACTGGCAGGGATCACCCTCGCTATCTTGTAACCACCTTTGCTGATTTCTTTGACGAGTTTTGCCAGCCCCTTTTCGTTTAACTCATCATAATTAAGAAGAACATAATTATTCTTATTTGACATCCCAGTCTCCTTCACGCTTTTCGATCGTAAACTGGCGCTCTATGCAGTCATTGATAGGGAAAATGCGATAAAGCGGATTCAGTCGGCAGTTACCGTTAGTCAATGTGACTTTCAGATCCCACTTCGTTGGCTCAAGATATTTCGTATCGATGAGCAAATACTCTTCTCTCTCACCGCGTTTTGAGGCGTCAACTGGTCGCGTTTTCCCTGAAATAACCACAGATGGATTTTTCAGGTCTTGCAACCAATATTCGATTTGAGCATTGCTCACCCAGCTTCGCTTAACACGTAGCGAAACAGGAAATGCTATAGCGGATTCTTTCACTACAGCGTCACCAATACTCAAAATCTCAACACTCTTGCGACGAAAAATGAAACGGTCAATGATGGCAACAAATGCCATGATAAAAATGAAATAATTTCCAAAGTTACCCATTATTTCTCTCCACCTTTTCCCCCATTCGCTATTACGCTTAAGAGATTCAAGACGTTACTAGCTCTGGACTTCAAGCCTTGTAAAATTTCACTACCGTTGTTACTGGCAATCAGAACAACGCAGAAAATGATACCTTCAGGCCATTCTTGGCTAACCGCCACCCCATACCCCGCAAGCCCGGCTGTTACCGCAGTAAACAATTCACTCGCAAGATTGAGCAGGGACGCAGAAATGCGCCCGTCTCTAACTCCGAGAAGGAATACGCCGGTTCCACTTAGTAGGGATGTTATGACTACTACAGCCAGATTTTCATAATCTGCAAACATACCCCTCCAGAAATAACATCTAATGCGCCACTAACTTAGCCAGTTTGTTATTTCCTTACAGGACATCTTCTAAAATCTCCTTCCTTAACATACAAGGGGGGACATATGCTTATTGGATACATTCGCGTATCAACTAATGACCAAAACACTGCTTTACAACGAAACGCTCTTGAAAGCGCAGGATGTGAGCTAATTTTTGAGGACAAGGCGAGCGGCAAAAAGGCTGAGCGCCCTGGGTTAAAAAAGGTACTCCGTATGCTTTCCAGAGGTGATACCCTGGTCGTATGGAAGTTAGACCGTCTTGGGCGCAGCATGCGTCACTTAGTTGTGCTGGTGGAAGAGCTGCGTGACAGAGGCATTAACTTCCGGAGTCTCACTGACTCCATCGACACCAGTACACCAATGGGGCGCTTTTTCTTTCACGTAATGGGGGCGCTGGCAGAAATGGAACGTGAGCTTATCGTTGAACGTACACGCGCTGGACTTGATGCAGCTCGCGCAGAAGGTCGTATAGGTGGGCGTCGACCTAAATACCAAGAAGAAACATGGCAGCAAATGCGGCGATTGCTGGAGAAGGGCATCCCCCGTAAGCAGGTTGCAATCATCTATGATGTGGCTGTTTCCACGCTTTATAAGAAGTTTCCGGCGTCATCCTTTCAATCCTAAACCTTGGTTTAAGAGAACTCGGTACCAGCGGTGAAAAGATCCCCCTGTTGAGTACGGCTAACACATGGAGTGCGCGCCAGACTTTCAACGGCGGGATCACCGGGGCGCTGACAGGGAACGCCGACACCGCGACGAAATTAAAAACAGCCATAAACATTAATGGCGTCAGGTTCGATGGTTCGGCTGACATTACGTTGACTCCTAAAGATCTGGACGTTTACAGCAAAAGCGAAATAGACAATAAAAAAGGGATGAGAAAATACACTTTTTCAGCGCCTGCAAATGCAGTAAGCGGTAAGTGGTATCCTATAGTCTTTCGCCGATCTAGAGGCAGTACCGATGAATTAGCCTCACGAGTTGTGATAACTACTTATTCCTCAGCTGGCGGATACGCCATGAATAATTGTGAATTTAATGGTTTTGTTATGCCTGGCGGTTGGTCTGATCGCGGTTCATATGCGGCTGGTTTTTTCTCAATATATTCTACTGCTGAGCGAGCTATACACTCGATTATTTCAAGTGTGAAAGATGACGATTTGTGTAGTGTGTTTTACGTTGAAGCCAGAGCATTTCCTATCAAGATATTTGCTGAGGAGGGCTTGAACGTAATTGTTCCAACTACTGACTATACCGTTGGTCAAGCCACCTATAAGTGGGGGGCCACAGATCCAGTAGCAGAAAGTACAAATACTCAAACCATTCTGGATTTTAAAAATGGA